CCTTTTGTCAATTCTTGAAAAACCGTCATTTTTCTTTCCTTCCTCCCCGTCGCGCGGGGCCTGTTTCGGCCCTCCCTAGGCCATCATCGGCGGGGCGGATCAGCCCCAGACAGGCGGCGGGCAGCTGGCCCGCCGGGGTGGTTTATTTCTGGCTTTCAGCCGGGCGCGGTTCGTAGTCGTCGCACTCTTGGACTTTGTCGTATTCGTCCGTTTTCCTTGCGTGGCGGCGCAGCAGGTCGCAGCAGAGCCAACACACATCACTTCTGTGTTTGCAATCTTTGCAAATGTCTTTATTTTCCATCATGTCGGCCCCCTTGTGTGTTCTGCCGGGCTACCAGATAGCCCAGGACAAACTGCTGCATATCGGGGCGCAGTGTCTCAAATTTCTGCGCGGTTTCGCGGATCAGTTTCTGCTTTTCGTTCATATTTTCCTCCAGTCAATGTCGTTCGGCAGCCGGATAAATCGGCAGCCAGCCGCCGGGCCTTTCTTTCTTACTGTCTGGCGTGTAACGGCGTCGTGTGCCGTGGCGGTGCTTGTTTGTGCCCATCTGCTCAAATCTTGGATATTGTCGAACACTGCCACTGGCAGCTCGTACTTGTCCGCAGTTACGGCCATGTATCGCGGCGGGATTCCGTCGTATTCGTCCTGTCGCCAGTCCAGCCCCTCCGGGTCTGGGGCCATCACGGGCGTGCCTCCAGTTCTACCACGCGCAGGGCGTCGGCTGTTTTCTGGTTGTACTTGGCAATGCGGCGGCGTTCCTGTGTCAGCAGCGCCTGGGCGCTTTTCAGTGAGGCGCGGCAGCCTACCGCGTCCCACTTGTTTGTGGCCCCCGGCTTTGTCGGCAACACGACAGCGTGCGTGTAGCGGTGGGCCTTGGATGTGCGGATCAGCTCGCCGTCAAAATAAAATTTCATGGTCTTGGCCTCCTCAAAATTCCTGTTTTTCAAAATCGCGGAGGGCGGCGTCTGCGTCGTAGTTTTCCCGCCGTGCTTCATCGTATGCCGCCTGTGCTGCCGCTACGGCCCATTTTGCTGCAGCCACGCTCATATCGTCCGTTGCGGCGGCGATTGCCTTTAGGTCGTCCTGTCTTTCGTTATATACTTTTCTGGTGAGTTCCAGCGCATTGTTGCGGGTTTTAACTTCCTTTTTCAGCAGTTCGTGAATTTTTTCAAGTGTTGCAATAGTCATTTTCGGCTCCTTTTCCCCGGATCGCGTCCGGCTCTCGCTTTTGCAGCCTTTATTTTGCTTCGCTGTTTATGTACCCAAACCAGCAGCTTTCGCAGCCGGCGAACGCCGCGCACCCTTCCTCGTACTCATCATTCCATGGCGGACAGCCGAAATTCTTTTTAAAGACTTTTACCATGTTCTTTTTAATATCTTCCGATGGTTCGCTGAACTTCATCCCTTTTGTCAATTCTTGAAAAACCGTCATTTTTCTTTCCTTCCTCCCCGTCGCGCGGGGCCTGTTTCGGCCCTCCCTGGGCCATCATCGGCGGGGCGGATCAGCCCCAGACAGGCGGCGGGCAGCTGGCCCGCCGGGGTGGTGGTTTACCGGGCTTCGCGGTAGGCTTTGATACTGCCGCGCACATAGACGCGGCCCCGCATAACCTCGACGGCCTCCAGGGCGGTTTCCACCAGATTGACCGCGCCGCGATCCGTGGCGCGTCCTGCCAGATATTCGGCGGCCAGCTCGTCGGTCATGGGCAGGATAAAGGCGGCTTCGCCCTGTTCATAGGTTCCGTTCTCGCAGATCAGCGCGTCGTAGGTGACTTCAATGTTTTTCATGGTGTTTGCCTCCCCTTATTCCGTTTCCTGTGCCTGTCGCTGCGCTTTGATCTTGTCGTGGATTTCCGCCCACATTTCTGCGGTGCGTTCTTTGAGTTCTCGGAAGTCGTCGTCTGTCGCTTTCCTCGCCTCCCGGCTGGCGTCATATTTCAAAGCAGTGGCAGCCAGTAGAATGTATTTCACTTCTTTTTCTGTTAAGGTGATCGTGATTTTCTTCTCCATGGTGTTCTCCTTTGCTCCCCGTCGCGGGGCCTCTGAAAATTTTATTTTGTTTTCGTGAGCCTTAACTCCGTGAATATTATATTCTGCTTAGTGTAGTTTGTCAACGTGTTTTCTTGACTTAGTGTAATTTTTGACTTTATGCACAATGTCTTAGTTTCGTTTTTGTTTAACTTAGTCAAAATTGCAGCCTTATAGGCCCCGTTGACAGCTATTTCTGCACGAGTTATCCTGCAAAAAAAGAAAGCCCCAGGCGCTGCAACGCCTGGGGCCTCCATAGGAGAAATACAGAAAAGAGGTTAGGGAATGGCTAAAAATAAGAATGTGGCCGGGGTGGAGCAAACGCCCCGGCCACCGCGAAAGGGGGTGAAAATATATGCAGAGCTTTGCACTCAACGTGCCGCAGGAGAAAATCCTGCACGATCTGGCACTCCTGCTTTTACAGGCGCGCGGGATTCCGCAGGATGAACGGGAGCTTATCGTCGCCTATAACGACGCCGTAGCTGGCCTTATCGACGAATACAATAATTGATCCCGTTCTCTGCTGGCGTGGCCTGGTGGCTGCGCCAGTTCTTTGTTTTACAGGGTAATGTCGGCCACGGTCTGGGTGCGGGCCGTTTCGCTGGCCTTTTTCTCGATCAGCGTCTGGACGGATTCCAGCACGTTCCAGGCTTCATTCAGCGGCAGCGGTGCGCCGTCCGGCTTGTGCAGCACGGCCAGCACGTCCTGGGCGTCCACGTCGTAGCGTTCTTTCATTCTGGCCGGGCTGTTCAGCGGGTAGCCTTTGAGCGAATCCTGGGCCATAATCTCCAGGCCTTGGGCGTCGTCCTCTTTGGGTGGGTTGCGGTAGGTGTCGATCACTTCCCGCTTAAAACTCTTTGCCAGGGCATACGCCTGGAGCGCGCACGCTGCCAAAGTCAGTGCGCGGGCGGTTTCTTCTTTCATGGGTTTGTCCTCCTATACTTGCGGCGGCTACTGGGCCGCCTGGGTGATCCGCTGGGCCTCTTTTGTGGCGCGCCATACGGCCCGGCGTAGTTCTTCCATTGCCAGGAATATTTCGGCGGACTGCGGCGGGGTGATTTCCTCGTGCAGCCATACCTCAACATGAATGCGTGCGCCCTCTGTCTCCATGTCGTAGCGGTACAGGTCGGCCTGGCGGCGGTTCGCTGTGTCCCTGCGCTGCGGCAGCGGCGCGGCGTAATTTAGTTCTGGTGGTCTGTTCATCGTCGTGGTCTCCTTAACTCTGTATAAATTCTATTTCAAAATATTTTCTCTGTCAATCTTGACTCTGTGAAGTTTTCATGTTATTATCATGTTAAAGGAGGTTTTCATATATGGATAATATCCCCGAACGGGTCAAATTTGTTCGCAAGTCTGCCCATCTTAGCCAGGTGGAGTTTGGCGCGCGGCTTAGTGTTACAGGTAGCGCGATTTCAAACATTGAGGCCGGGACGCGGGCCATCACCGAGCGCATGAAACTGGCAATCTGCAAAGAGTTCAATGTCGATTATGGCTGGCTCACCACGGGCCAGGGTGAAATGTTCGTGAATACGGACGACGCCCTGGGCGGGATCGTGGACAGTATCATGCAGGGCGACAACGCCCTGGCAAAGTCCATTTTTAAGGGGTTTGCGCAGTTCGACGAGAACGACTGGGCGCGGCTGCGGGACTTGATCGACAAATTTCTGGCCGGGGCAGTTCCTGCCGAAATCATGGAGCGCTACATGGACGACGCCGCGATCCAGCGCATGGAGGACGGCCTGGGCAAGAACAACGCCGCCTTTATGTACGGTTACGCCGTCGGCCTGGGTGAGCGTGAAAAGAAAGAAAAGGACGGCGACCAGTAAAGGCCGCCGCCTTTTTTAACCTTTTTCGTGGCTTGCCGAAAATGGTTTAATGTAGGGTGATCTGCTGCACGAAATTATACACACGCCGCAGTATTCCCAGGTCTGCGTCGCGCAGCAGCGCTTTTATCGCTTGCCAGTATTGCGCCCTGTTCATTTCGCCGTCGCCTCCTTTATTCGACTATACGCCGGGTGGAGCGGCGGCGCAATGGTTTTGGCGGTCATTTCTCAATATTGAGAAATAAGCCCGGCGCGGCTTGCCTTTTGGCTGCGCGGGGTTCATACTTACTTCAAAGGGCTATCAAATAGGGCGGTGATCCGCGTATTTGTGGCGGCGGCTATGGCCTCCAGCTGATCCAGGCGCGGCACGATCTGGCCGTTTTCAATACGGTTTAAGGTGCTGCGGCTTATCCCGGTTTTATGCTCCAGCTGTTGGAGCGTCAGCCCGGCAGCCTGGCGGGCCTCCCACACAAAAACACGCACAACTGCCCCCTTTACAAACAGAAAAGGCCGCCCCCGTGTTGGCGCACGGAAACGGCCAAAGAACGCGCTGCACGGCTTTTGTGCCATACTTCACGCCCTCACAGCAGAAAGTATAGCACAAAAACACCGCGCGGCATAGTACCTTTGTACAATTTCGCGGGGTGTTTTTATTATGTTGTACGGTAAACCGCAAAATTATTCGTGGTATCGCGCGCGGGTGGTGCTTTATATCCGCGTTTCCACAGACGAACAGGCCCGGCACGGTTACAGTCTGGGTGCGCAGCGTGAGGCGCTGCGGGAGTTCTGCGACACGTTCCAGTGCCAGATCGTGGCGGAGTACAGCGACGACGGCGTGAGCGCGCG